AAATGGAGTATATCATACGCAGTATTGAATGGTAAGCAACCACCAAACCTTCCAAATTTTGGAGAATGTTATTTAACGTCTTTTTCAACAACATATAACGGCGCCGCCAACGCTTTCTTTGAAGATGGTAACCCTGTTGAATATGATATTAATTTTACTTTTACAGAGACCAAGGCTCTAACTCGAAAAGATATTTTGGAAATTGGTTAATACTATTACATATAAATCATCATGGCTTTACCAAGAAAAATAAAATATTTAGATTACTTTGATACCGTCGAATACGACTTTAGCGGCAAAGGCGATTTTAATACAGTTATTGATATTACTAAAAACATTATCATTAAAGATAAATCAACTAGCGTCCGCTATTTAAAATATTCAATTAAAGATGGCGAACGGCCCGACACTGTTTCTTTAAACTTATATAATGATCCACAATATTATTGGCTTTTCTTTTTATATAATAATTCATTGAGAAATGGTATAGAAGGTTGGCCTCTTTCTAATTCTCAATTTGATAGAATGATTGAATCTGAATATGACGGGTATAGTTTTATTTGTCCAGAGCCGATGCCAACTATATCAAATTCTACAAGGCATTCACAGAACTATTTCTTTCAAAAGTTACCTCTTAATAAAAAATATTACTCTTCTATTAATATATATGTAAAAGACATTAATGATGACCTTCAGAAAAGCGATTTAAAAATTAAAAATGTTGATAATAACCGATTTGGTATTATACTTGAAAAAGGAACAAATAATTATATAACGGAATTAGGTATCGGAAATAAAATTGTTGATAATGCTTTTCAGCCTGAGTCATTAGGAATTATATATTTAGAAGCAGATAGCTCGCCTCTTGGACAAGAATGGTTAGAAATTATTGAAGAATCTACATTTAATCAAACAATAACCGAAGGTGGCAAAACTCTTATTCCTTTATATTATAACATCAGATTATCTCACGAATTTTTGAAAAACGCGTCTTATCAATATTATGATAATTTTGTACAAGGAGAAACGTTATTAAATCAAAAAATAATTTCTCATTATGATGTAGTTACTAATGCAATCTATAATCAAGAGATATCTTTTCCTCAAGAAATAACATTTATTGAATATGAAAGAATAATTAATGAGCGCAAGAAAGACATTATTGTTCCTAAGAAAGAATCTTTATCTGACTTAACATATCAATATAGAACTTTACTAACATAGTATAAATGGGAATTTTAAATGTAGATAAGGATCGGCCTGAAAACCATAGTCCTAAAACGCTTGATGCTGATGGTAATTCAACAGTGCCAGCTTCATATGAAATCGTTAAAATGGTTTTAATCAATGAAGATGGTATTGAAGAAGAAAACTTCAGTAAAATTGTTTCATCTATTAAAATTATTGAAGAAATATACTCTCCTATTATTACATGTAAAATTTCAGTGTCAGATGACGATGATTTTTTCCAAAAGTTTAAAATATCTGGAAAGGAAATTTTAAAGTTATCATTAATAAAGAAAACCGCAAATGATCAACAATCAATTGATCTTACTTTAGTTTCTTTAGAATATCCAACATATACAAAGTCTGCTGATGGAATTCACATTCAAGAATATGATATTATCTTTATAACACCATTTGGCTATTTCAGTAAAATTCAAACGATATCTGAATCTATTGAAGGAAACATATTTGATATTGTTAAAGAATTATATGAAAGTAAATTAGGAGTTCCAAAAAGTAATATTCTTGTTAATGGGACATGCCCTCATAAAATTAAAACAGTTCTAACAAAGAAGACTCCATTACAAGCAATTTCATGGGTCCTATCAAAAGCGTTTTCTGATGAAGGCGGATCTCAATTAAAGTTTAGCCCATTCTTTATGTGGCAAACAATAAACACTCAATTTAAAGATAAGATTTTAATTACTTCATGGGAAAAGATTCTTAACACAGGGGCTGAAGGAGAACCTTATGTTTATAAAAAGTTTTTTGAAGGAAAGCCTGGAACTGATGAATATCAAAAGGATGTATTACACACAATAATATCCTTTTCGTCATCTTTAAAATTAAATAAGCTAAAAGAAATTAGCGAAGGCGGTTATGGCAGCCAATTAAATGTTTTTGAATATGATAAGAATTACGTTGCGGCTGAAGAGGTAGACGCTAATTTGTTTATTCCTTCAGAAGAACTTAACGATCCTAAGTATTCAATGGATAAGTTTCAATCTCAGGTTACTAAAATTTTAAAAAATAAAAAAGGAAAATATAAAGAAACTATTAATAATAAAAGTACGCTTGGTAGCACGTTTAGTTTCTCTTCTCAAAATAATAAAAAACAAAGTAACAATATATTTACAGGTATTATTTCATCTGCCACAGGAGGAATTAAAGAAGCTATCATTAATGACGCTTTTAAAGCGAAGAGCTTAGCAAAAAATAAAGATATCTTTTTACATAAGCCCGCTCCTTTATATGAAGACCTCCCGCCCGGGACGCTAACTACGATTGATATTAAAGAAATTTATAGTCAGCGTGAAATGTTTTTTAAATCTTTATCGGAAAATATTTCTCACTCATGTACTTTATATGGAGATTTTAATTTAAATCCAGGAAGAAAAATAACAATTAATATTCCTGCGGCAGATGGCGGTAAGTCGATAGATGGCGGTAAAGTTGGTATAACCGATTTAGATTCAAATTTATCAGGCGATTATACAATTGCAGTTGCTATTCATATATTTAAGAATGGTGAATATACAACTAAATTGAAATTAATTAAACCGCTGCAAACTAAAAAATAAATTAATATGATAGAAGGATTTGCAACAGCCGTGGTTGAAGATGTTAACGACCCATTAAGTATGGGCCGAGTAAAAGCTCGATGCCTTGAGTATCATACAACCGATATGTTGGCGCTTCCAACCGAAGATTTACCTTGGGCTACATGTTTACTTCCAGTGGATAGTGCCGGTGTTGCTAGCGTTGGCTCTACCAATGTTCAACTAATTAAAGGATCATGGGTAACTGGTTTTTTCAGAGACCCGGGTGATTATCAAGATTTTGTTATTATTGGAGCATACCCTAAATCCAATAGTGAAACCGGCATGGGAGTGAGTGGTGGAACATCTGCGGCAACAGGCGGTTTTGTTGGAGCCAATAGTGGATGGGATGGGTTCCCTGCTCCGGCGACTGTAGCTGGTAGTCCAGCAGAAAAAATAATTTCACTTTGTAAAAGCCAATTACAAGTAAGAGAAACAAGTGGAAATAATCAAGGACCAGGGCTGCAAAAATATTGGGATTCTGTCGGATGGGATGGTTATTCTAGTCGTCAGCCATGGTGTGCAGCATTTGTAACATGGATTGTAGAACAAACAGGCGTATTAGAAGATAAAGATAGACCAAAGACCGCTAGTGCGTTTGCTTATAGGCAATGGGCTAATAAACACCCTCACCTTGCTCAACGCAGAGTTAATCCTCAAACCGTATATGCGGGTGACATTGTTGTTTTTAAATTTTCTCATATTGGTATGGCTATTGAAAACTCAAATGGCGGATATGTGCAATGCATTGAAGGTAATACAAACGCAGCAGGATCACGTGAAGGCCATGGCGTTTATATTAAAAAACGAGCTCTAAGTTTAATTACAGATTCAATTTCAATTGCAGCATCGCCTGAGAGGGGCGGTATGGCTCCAAGTGGAACTATAGCAACTGGTCAACCCGGGACTCCAACTGCATAAATAAATAAAGAGTATGGCAGAATCTGAAAACATTTCTCCTGGGCAAATCGAATTTAATTTGCCTACGAGTATGGGCGCCTTAGAGTCTTGCTCTCAAACCGTATCATTAAGGAAGACCTTAGGTGGCCATCAGTTTGTTGAAGATAATACTTTAGCAGTTGAAAGAATTAAAAGAACTCACGCCAGCGGAACTTTTGAGGAGTTTACTCCAGAAGGTGGAAGGACTGTTGTTGTAGAAGGCGATGATTACACTGCAGTATTTAAAGATAAGACAATTGTAGTAAGTGGTAACGTTACAGTTGTTATTGGCGATTCGTGTAACTTAAATGTAACAAATGATTTAAATATTAATGTTGGAGGAAACATGAATGTTAATGTTAAAGGTAATGTTGATACTCGTGTTGATGGAAACGATTTTAAAGCAGTTACGGGTGATGTTGGTTTAAAGACTGGACAAAATTATAAATTAAATGTTCATGCTGATGCTGAGGAAACTATTAATGGCGCTCATCGTCATAAAGTACTTGGATCAGAATTTAATTCTTACGTTGCCGGTAATAAAGTTGGATTCACTGGTATAAATGATACGCAGGTTATTAATGGATCAAAAGTTACGGCTGTTCCTAATGGAGCAATAACACTTGCAGGACAATCCTTTGACGCTGGAATAGCAAATGGTATTAATTTTGATTGCGGCGGCACTTTTCGTTTTTCAGGTAGTGAATTATTTGTTGAACAAAAAACATGGCTGCTTGATCAGCTTGATGTTGCTGCTGCACAACAAAACCACTCAACTCTTGAAGCAGATGGAAAAATTACCGGTTACGCAGATGTATTTGGTCCGGCTGTTTCTCTATCATCACACATCCATCCGTATGGTGGAGTTCACGGTTCTTCAACTGGAGGCCCCGCATAATTAAATAATATGGCTATTAATGTAAATGGGTTTGGAAACAAGCTAAGTGGGATAGGTTTAAATCAAGCTATCTCTCAAGTATCTTCCGCCGGCGATTGTTTTAAGGATATTGATAATCTTGTATTAGATAATGCGCAAGAGCAAGTTTTAAAAGCAATTTCGGAAATTCCAGCAGCTAAAGACTTAAGTAAAAATATTGCTAAGATGCAAGAAATGTCTGACACCGTCAAAAAGATGGGTGATGAAATAAATGAGTTAAAAGAAAAGAACTTATCTGACTTATTAAAGCAAGCGGCTAGCGCCGGTATTCTTGAAAGGATTCCACTTATTGCGAATATACAATCAAAATTCGGAGATGCTGTTGAAGATTTAAACAGTTTAGTAGATAACATTACATCTTTTGATCCATGTAGTATGGTTAATTTTAAAGTTGATGCAAATGGTAATGCAAAAGAAATTCCTGCACCAGGTAAATTTTTAAATGAACAGCCAAAACCCTTTCCGGCTTTTACTCCACCGGTTAATGTAAACTATGCGGCTGAAGAAGCTAAAGCCGATTATCGACAAGCGATGGCTAGAATGGGCGATGTTGTTAACGATAAAACAAACGTCTCAAAGACTGAAAGCGGAATGAGTATGATGTCAAGTTTACAATTTATTGGGCGGGATTATCATGATTCATTAGCAGGAACAAGAGCGCCCGAGGTATTACCATATGCTACAGAACGTAGTCAAGATCCTATAACTGCTTTACAACAAGCAGCAGATGAAGAACTGAGAAAGAATGAAAAAACATGGAGTTCAGAAGATAAGAAAGAGTTTAAAACTAGAGTTACTCAATTAACAGATCTTGGAAATAAAGATGGCTCAATAATAGGTAAACACTTTCAAATTAAAAAAGCGGAAGAAGGCCCTGAATCATGGACTGGTAATAACTTCTTTAATATTCCTGATAATATTCTTTCACCAACATCAAATAAAAAGGCGGGTGATAGTAAAATAACAAAGGGAACTGTTTCAATAGGTGCTTTAGCATCAACTGGTATAACAATCTATGGTGGTCCTGATTGGAATTATTTAAGATTCCTTTTAATAGCTCCTGAAGATCGTCCTCAAAAACTAATTGATTATTGGATTGACGAAAGAAATAAAAATATTGAAGAAGACACTAATAGATTAAGTAACCAATTTGGAATTAAATTGGGAACTCGTAGTTATAATTCAATGTTTATCGGCGTGTATAATCAGGAATTAAAATCTGGATATAGTGTATCAAGCACTAAGTTTAAAGGAGGAACCGTTTTACAATTAAAGAATAGAGATGGTTCTATATATGATCCTGCTGGAATAAACTCAAAGGGATTAGTTACGGTTGTTGATGCTGCAGAAGGAATTAAAGATTTTTCATTATTAAATTTATATGTTGGAGCTGAACATGTTGAAGCATATAGTAAAACACAACTACAAAGCGTTCAAGCATACTTATATTCAAGTGGAACACAAGTATCATCATTATATACAACCGCCCAGGAAAAGTGGGGCTAATTTTTTATTATAAATAAATAATATATGAACACCATTCTGTCAGACTTTAACTCACCTGGTTATTCGCCAAAGGTTATTTCAGAAAGATATTATAGTGATATTAGTGATAGTTTAACTCACCCAATTTCTGGCAGAGTTATTTTAGCAACCGATATTGACGCTATTAAAAATAGTATAAGAAATATTATTTTAACTCCAGCAGGATCACGAGCATTTAATCCTTCATTTGGGACTAAAATACAAACCCTTTTATTTGAACATCCTACTCCGGTTACGGCAATTTCTATTAGAAGCGAAATCAAAATTGCTTTATCTAGACTCGAACCAAGAGTAAAAATAAAGAGCGTTGAAGTTTTTCAAAGACAATTTGATACAGATTACGACGTATCAATAGTATTTATAGCAGGATATGATACAGATGAAGAAGTCACATTTACATTAAACAGATTAAGATAATTTTATGGCACAAGTAGGAGAACAACTAAAAGTTTCAGAATTAGATTTTGAAACTATTAAACAAAACATTATTGATTATTTCAAAAATGGTGAGTCCGAATTGACTGACTGGGATTTTGAAAGTTCAAACATAAATAATCTGATTGATGTTTTAGCATATAATACTCATTATAATGCGGTAACCGCTCACATGGCAGTTAATGAAAGCTTTATTGATAGTGCGCAAATACGATCAAGTATTGTTAGTTCTGCAAAACTTTTAGGATATGTTCCTCGTAGTTATAGTGCGCCAATTGCTATTCTTGACGGTAAATTTCAAGCAGAAGAAGACTCTCCGATTGAATATGTTATTCCAAAGGGTAGTATATTTTCATCTCAATTTAACCAAGAATCATTTAATTTTGTTGTTCTCGATGATATTATTCGTCTTGAAAAAATAGCAGATGACGGAAGTTTTTATTATCAAACGACAGAGGATTCCCCGATTGTTGCAAGAGAAGGCAGCTTAATTTCAAGAACGTTTGCTGTAGATGCTAGTGACGATGGATCTAGGTATGAAATTATAGATGAAGACGTCGATTTAAGTACTCTTATTGTTAGGGTTTATCCTACAACAAACAAAAGTGAAGGAAGCGCCGTTGTATTTAATCGTTATTCTAATATTGGCGATGTAAATGAAGATTCTACAATTTACTTTATATTTGAAAATTCATTTGGAAGATATGAAATATATTTCGGTAATGGCGTTTTTGGTAAAAACCTTACTTCTGGCCAGGTTATTGAAATTGAATATTTAACCACCCAGGGAACGGCGGCAAATGGTTTAAACTCTCCTTTTTCAGTTAACCAAATTAATGATAATAATAGTCCTATTGGAAAACCAATTTCATTAGGTATTAAAGATAACGCTCGAGTCTTTGGTGGATCTGTTAAAGAATCAAATAATGAATTAAAGATTAATTCAACCAATTCTTTTACTACTCAAAACAGAGCGGTTACTGCAGATGATTATCGAAGCTTAATTCTTTCTAAGTTTGGATATATTCAAAGCGCAAGTGTGTGGGGCGGTGAAGACAACATTCCTCCTCAATATGGTAAAATCTTCATTGCGCTTGATAGCTTTTCTAATAGCCAACAATATGAAAAGCTTAGTAATTTAAATAAAAAAGAAATAGTAGATTATCTTAATACTAAAAAAATTCTATCTATTCAACCAGAAATTGTTGATGCAAAATATATTAATATTGTTCTTGATGTATTATTTAAATATGATACAAACATTACGAGTTTAGTAACAAATGAAATGCAGGCCGTTGTTGAAAGAGAGGTATTAATACCTTATAACAATAATGTTTTAAATAAGTTTGATACTATCTTTAGGTATTCTCAATTTGTTGGAGCAGTTGATAATGCGTCACGTGCTATTCTTAATACTCACGTTAGGGTATTTGTACAACAAACAATTGATATTCCTGATGATAATAGCCAAAATGTATTTAATATTGAGTTTGGTGTTCCTTTAACCGTTGATGATGGAACCGTTTTAGTACAAACATCATCAGACATTCCATGGACTGAAAATGGAGAGCTCGTATTTTTAGGAGATGAAGCAAAAATAAACTCAACTCGTGAAAGAAATATATTTCTTTATAAGAGGGGCGAGCAAAATTCTATTACTAAGATTAGGGATGTTGGCGAATTAAATTTAGATACCGGTGTATTAAAGCTTCGTTCTATATTTGCAGATAATCCTGTTAAATTAAAAATAATGGTGCATCCTAAATCTAATGATGTTGTTGGAACTAGAAACTTCCTTTTAAGGATTGATGAAACTTCAACGAGGATAATTGCAAATCCTGATGAAATCGCTCGAGGCGGAGTTACTCAGTCAATTGATTATAAAGCATTCCCAAGAGAAAGAAGTTAATTAAATGATTCAAAGCGTAGCTAGTGGTAATTCAAAGGCTGTAGAAAATTATTCTGCATCAGATGTTCTTCCTGACTTTTTTGAAAGTGAGTCTAAGAAACTTATAGTCTTAATTAAAGAATATTATAAACATCTTAATACTGAACTAGGACCCTCCTTTGAAATTTCAAATTTAATATCATCTCATGATATTGATTTAGCAAGTGAAAAATATTTAGACGCAATTGAAAGAGTTATTGCTCCGAACATTCCGCAATCTGAAACATTAGATCGGCAAAGGCTTTTTAAAATAATTGCAAACTATTATACTAATCGAGGTAGTGAAGAAAGCGTTTATACATTCTTTAAAATATTCTATAATGAAGTTGTAACCTTAATATATCCAAAGGACTTTATTTTCGATACAAGTAATGATAAATCCGTATCATCTGATAAATTTAAATTAAGAGACAGCTATAGATATCAAGAGTTTTCATACTTAATCAGTAGTAACCGAGATGCCGCAGAATGGAAAAGCGAATTTAAAAAATTCGTTCACCCAGCCGGATTAAAGTTTTTCACAGCATTAACAATTAGTGCAATTGGTGGAGATACTGCGTTGGAAACAATGTGGAATGACGGGTGTGGAGTATTAACAAAATATCTAAAAGATGGAGAACTGCCAGAAGATCCTTGCGATTTTTGGGAAAGTATTGATTGGGAAAAAGCGGTTGGCAAGCATAGTCCTTTATTCCAGCCATGTATTGATTTAAGACTGGTTTATGTATTTACTGTCTTATATAATAGTAACGTACATTACATTGAATATTTAAGAAACACGATTAATTCTAAATGTTCTAAATATAACCTAAAAGCGATTTACGCATCATATGCAATATCGCTTTTAATTACGGACGAGCCTTATGGCCAAGTAAAGCGGTGGGATGATATTTATAGAGGAATCGGTAAATACCTAGAGCATGGCGCGTATACCGATGGATATTCAGATTATACAATTGGTGGGACTGAATTAGAGTTTAATCCTGGGAGAACTGTTGAAAATAATAATACTAGATTTGCCGGTTGGAGTTATGATACATCGGTTGATGATTTTTCTCGTTCCTATACTTGTATTATTGATCCCAATGAAACTCCTATTGTTGATCTTAATGCTTGGGCTGATTATACAAATGAAGTGATTGATGCTGGAGATCGCAAAAAAATTACAATTGGTAATTCAATAGATACTTCTTTATCTGTTATACATAATTTTAATACATATGATATCGTTCCTTTACTTAAGAATAATATTACAGGGGAACTTTCTGTTTATGCGCATACTGAGGTTACCGATTTAAATACTGTTGTTTTTAATTTTGATTCAGCTCCAAATATTTCTGAATATAGCGCTTATATTTTTAAAGTTGATATAACAGAATTTACTAATGGTTACGTTGAAAGTTTTGAAGGTAGTGACACTATTGAAACCGACATTAATGGCACTTCATATTGGATTAAAGATATAAGTCATAACCTTTCGCATGATAAGTTACTTTTCTCTGTTAGAGACTTAGAAACTAACGAATTTGTTTTACCTAATGCCACTTATATTAATAATGATATATTAAGACTAACGTTTGCTGAAGAACCGGCGGCGTCTCCTGGTGGGTATTATGTTACAATATATTATAACGAAGAAAGTAACGATTTTTCTAGCCGTATTGGTAATGGCATTGATACCGAAATAATAGTTGATCATGGAATTGGTTATGCAGATGTTGCTTTTGCTCTAAAAGAAATCTCAACCGGTGACGCTGTTCAATTTGTATATGCCGAAGTTATAGATGACAATAATATTAAATTAGAATTTAATACTCCACCTTCTTCAGAGCAATATGAAATTTATATTAAGCAAGCAAGCTCGTCTGGAATTTTAGAAAATTTTCTTTCATTTAAACTTGGAGATGGGCTTAATAGTGTCTTACCAATTACTCATAATTTAGGCACAACGAATGTTATACCAATTATTCATAATGTTATAACCGGTGAATTAAATTATATTGTTCAATGGGAAGTTTTTAATGAAAATATAATTTCATTTATATTTTCGGAGGTTCCACAAGAAAATGAGTATTATGTTACTATTTTTAAAGCCATTAATAATAACCAACCAGTTAATAATGGATTCACTGAAATATTTGATGGAGATGACACTATAATAAGTGGAAATGATTATGTATTAATAGAAGATATTAATAATCCATCAGATGGCAGTTATGGTTCAGTTTCATATGATTATGAAATAGCAAAATATGAAATTAAAATATCAGATATTGAATTATGGTGGGATGCACCATTGCCTATTTCAGGAGATCCTGATAGTTCACCTTTAGGTTTTAGTTTTAATCAATTTTCAAGATTTATTAATTGGTTAAATGTAAGATATGGTTATCATGAAGCATATAACTTTACAACTTCAAATGATAACGACCCTATTGAATTATGGCCTTTAGCAGATTCATGGTCTGCTAGTAATCGGTTTAGGCATAAAGACGCAAGATATTTCATACCAAGCGAAGATGAATGGTATAAAGCTGCTTATTATGATCCTAATAAAAACGGAGAAGGTTTGGGCGGATATTATGAATATCCAACAGGAAGCGATACGCCACCAACTGCGGTTGCAAGTGGAACCGATGAAGGAACCGCAGTATTTGACCAAGATCCAATCAATGATACGGTGGCATCTGTTTATGAAGCAGGTGGATTAAGTTCATATGGTACTATGGGTCAGGGTGGTAATGCTTATGAATTTATTGAAGATGCCGCTAACTCAACGATAGATCTTTTAGAAGAGTTAACGTTTGTAACTATTGGCGATGAGGGTAACGCCGCTGATACCACCGGCTATGGTGATGTATCATATGCATATGATATCAGTAAGTTTGAAATTACTGAAGGTAACATTGCTGAATATAATGCAGACCCCGCAAATAATCTTCAACCGATTACACTTACCTCACCTCTTCGTGGTACTAATAAACCAGCTACAGACATAACTTGGAACGAATGTGCTCGTTATGTTAACTGGCTTAACGAAAGAGAGGGTATACAGCCAGCATATAATTTTACTGCACCTGGCAGTTCTACAAATATTGAGGTTTGGACTTCTGGCGAAGCGTGGCAAACCGACGGCGAAAATCTATTCAGACATAAAGACGCAAAATACTTTATACCGAACGAAAATGAGTGGTATAAAGCCGCTTATTATAAGAGTGGCGGTACTAACGCTGGTTATTGGTTATATCCAACAGGCAGTGATAGTGCTCCAACGGCTGTAACATCTGGAACTGCTGATGATACCGCGGTATTTGTCGGTGCCGGTGTAACAACTTTATGCCCAGCTGATGTCACAGAGGCTGGTGGGCTCAGTCCTT